TACCCCCTTTCAGTGTTTGTTAAACAGACTCTTGATTTGTAACCCTTGTTGTTGAAAGAACTAGCTATTCAAAACTAGTGCCATCATTTGACTAACCCGACTTCTGTCGGTGGAACCCTGTCTTTGACGGCTCTTATCTGCGCATTGAGCCCAGTTTGCTATGTCATCACCACCAAGAACCATTTCACGATTCGTCTGCGTTAACTTCTCCGCATTTCCGCCTGATTGCCCATTAGTTTGTTCGACTTTCTCGTTTGCGAGACTTGAACGCCGCACTTTTATGCTCTGCTCAGCATATTAATCCATCGTATTAAACACAAACGATCGCAGATTTACCCCTGCGTTACCAATAGCGTACTAGTGATGTCGCACTAGCCTAACCCTGATCGAGACCACACTCGTAACCATGGATTCCAGCCAAGCCTTAAAATGTCTACTTTTTACCCGACCCAAGGCCTTAACGGAACCGCCTCTGGCGCTGATTCGAACCAGCACCAGGAGCTTGACGACGGATTTACCCTCGTCACTCGCGGACCTCGTCCCGCTTACGCCAAGAGCGTTCGCCACAAGAACGAAAACCAGTGTCTCTTCCGAGCCACTGATGAGCTCTCCTCCGACTCCGACGAGGATGAGCTTGGAGCGCCCTATACGGGTTCTGTTCCAGTGATGCTCGTCTCCCCTGACGAGCTTAATGATGCCCTTTCTGAGGCGTCTCACTGGACATGCTCCACCTGCGGCTTTTGCCTTCCCGCTGAGGAGCGGGACGCCGAAGTATCGTCTCATTGGGACTGTTACTCAGCGGAACTTGATGCCAACTTCCCTGACAACTACTCCTACCCTGATTTTGATGATGTGTGGACCTGCTCCGACTGCAGCTCCCACTCTGATTCCGATGCTCGTCCTCTTCCTCTTACGGACGACCAAGCCTACGAGGCCCTCGGCCAGCTCCTAGCCAACAGCTACGAGGAGATCGCCACTCCTCACGTGCGCACTTTCGTGCGTTCAGGACGCTTGTCTCGTCGCCGCCTTTCACAGCGCGACCCCGACACTGACTTTACGGATTTTTACCAACCCGTCTCCCGAACTGGAGACGCAGCTTGGACAGATCCTCTGGACTACAAAGTCCGCTACAAGTTCCTTCCTGCGGAAGTTGTGGCCATCATGCGTCTTTTTTGCGACGCACACAGTGAGCATACCTTGCTCATCCAGAGTGTCTCAACCATCGCTATGACAGTTGTCCTTTACCGCGACACTACCACGTTCCGTGGCAAGTGTATGGTTGTGTGGAACTTCCTGGACCGTCTGCTCTTTCACTTTGAGCGTGACTTCTTCCTTACGTTGCTCCAAAACATCCTCCAGTGCGACCCTGATGTCCAAGAAAGGGCTGAATGGCGCAGGGAACACCCCTGGACGCCCGGCCAGCCTGATACGTACACTCCTATCTCCAAGGAAGTACCTACCTTAGATGCCTTTCTCAAGGTCATTGACGGCATTGGCGATGCTGTCGATAACACTGCTAACTCCCCAGTTATGCATGCCATCGGAAAGATTGTAGCTTGTGCCGCCGCGCACGAGCTCCTCGGAGGTACGATCCCTGCCAAGCTCATTTGGGCAGGAATTATTTCTTCGAAAGATGTCTTTACCTGGAGCGAACGCACTGACGTTCCGCAGATGATTTCTGAGCTTTTACGCTCGGTCTCTGTAGTCATTCGCTCCCTTCTCCGCAAGAGAACTGGCAACTGTCTTCTCACCATTAACAATGAGTTTGAGTGGATCGAATGTGTTCGATGGTTGAAGATGAACGAATTTGTGCGAGTTTCCCCTTCTATCTCCGAAGTCCCTGACGGCCACGTTAGTGACTCCATTTGGAGGGAAAATCTTTTCCTGGCCGACAGGAAATCTCTCACTTACTTGAGAACCGCCGACCCCTCTCTTCGTTCTACCATGGGCAAGCTTAGCAGTGAGCTCACGGAAATGTTGCTGAAGGCCAAAAGCGCCGACTACGCGTCTCGGCCTCTCCCGTTCAACATTGCGATGGTCAGTCCCCCCGGCACGGGGAAATCGACTTACATCGCCCATTCCATTTACCAGTCGGCCTTTGCAGGCCTTGGCGTAGCCGAAGGCTTAACTCTCGACGAGGTGGCAGATAGAACCTGTACCGTGAACTTTTCCGACAAGTACATGTCCACCTACCAGAGCAACCGCCACATCGGTGTCACTTTTGACGAAATGGGGGCCGCCAACCCCGTTACCAACCCGAATTGCGAAATCATGGGCAACATGACCTCCTTCCTAGGCGAGGGAGATTTCTTTCCCACCCGAGCAGCTGTCGACGAAAAGGGCAAAGAGCTTTTTCGCCCCTACGTTAACATTTGCATTTCCAATTCCGAGGACTTCGGCATTTCGGATTACGTCGTTCACAAAGATGCGTTTTATAGACGCATCAGTGTGGGCGTCCGAGTCCGGATTAAGCCTTCTTTCCGCCGCAGGTATGAGACCACCGCTCAAGATGGAGTGGACGCGTCTAAACTAGCTGGTCTGGACCGCACCAGCGCCGTTGAGTTTCAAATCCTTAAGGATTCTAGCTCCGGCATGGTTCAGATTGACCCCTCTGAAGAGGGGGGATGGATAGACTTTTATGCCATGAACGATTACATCACTGCCGCAGCCAGGCAGCATGCTCGTAAAACGTCCTCCCTCAAAGAGACGCGAACCTTCGTTGATGAGAAATCCCTGACGAGGTGCGAACACGGCTTCTATAGCTGTGCCATTTGCACCCCCGATCTCGCCTCCGAGAATAGCACTCTCTTCAAGAAAGCTGGTTTCACCCACTCTCTCCCGTGCAACTACGTAGCCGTTTCGCGAACCATGGTGGCCGTGCCTGCCATTGCTGCTGTTGGTTTTGCCTCTTTCTTCTTCTCCTCCGCTAGCTTCCGTAAGCTATGCGTTCGAGGCCCGAAGTACCTCTTGAAGAGTGTAGTTGCGTCCGTCATTGAAGATTACAAGCCAGATCTCATGCGAGAGCTTGCTGAACTTCAGGCCCTTCGCAAAGACATGCGATGGGTCACTGACCGTGCTATGGGGTATGCCGCGTTAGCCGACGCTGCGGTGGACCGTTATTATGCGGCTCGCAACAACCTGCTTGCCTTACGCACCAAAGGCATGTTCAAGTTTTTCCTTATTGCGATTGCAGGTGGAGCAGCCGTGGTTGCTTACCGCAAGTGGACTGCGGAGACGCATGAGCCGGCATCATTTTCCGAGCTCCAGGGCGTCCCTCTTCCCCCTTCCACGATTGCTGGCAGCTCGTGGAATCGCAACGACGACGGATTTATCCAGATGGGACCTGCCTCTGGGTCCCCTATCGACGTTATCAACAACCGCGTTAGGCGTAACATGATACAAGTTGAATTCGTCCGCGACGGCCGGACGGACCGAACTCACTTGTTTGGGATTAAGGGCCAGTATGCCGTTGGCGTGTGGCATACCTTGAAGCAATTCACCTCGAAGGACTGTACCCTACACGTCCTCAGATGCTACTCGAACCCTTCCACTACCCGAGTCACTCGCCTTCATGCCATGAAGGGATCTCCGAATCATGTGCACCGCATTTCGGATGACCTGGCCGTCATTTACCTCAGTGACGTCTCAGCCTTCAAGGACATCAGTAAGCTGATCGCGGTTAAAGCCCAGTACACAGGCAGTGCTGGCAAGATGAAAGCCACTAACTCGTACTATGATCCAGAGCCTCCTTTTGCGATCAAGACACAAGACGTGTCTGTCGAGTTTACGAAGCAAGTCAACTACACGCACCAGGAGATGAAACACAACCCTCCTGCTCTTGCTGCGCTTGATGCTATCGTTTTCGCTGGTCTCTGCGGTTCCCCTCTAGTTTCTATGGTGGGATCGCAGCAGGTCATCAACGGCATTGTTTGCGCTGCCGGTTTCGACCGGGGAACATTGGTTTCCCATTGTTTCGACATTGCCATGTTTAACGAAGGAATTTCTGTTCTGGCTCCCCGCCAGAGTGTCTATACCGCTATCAGCGCGGTTGGCTTTGAGGATTCCATCCATGGGAGTTTCTTCGAGGGCGCTGTGGAGCCGGCGGCTCGGTACAACCACAGTTTTTGGCTCAGTCCTCAGGAGATGGGGTCTATCAACTTCAGAGGTTCTTTCTCGAAGGCCTTCACGCGCAAAGGCAAGTCGAGTGTCGTCGATTTTCCTCTCCGCGACGCTTTGTTTTCAGCCTTCCCTTCCGAGTACCACCATAACCTCGTGGCCCCAGAGTTCAATCACATTATCGTCGACGGAGTCTACCTTTCGCCAGAGAGGCAGGCCCTCGGTGATATGTGCACCCAAGTTACGGGCATCGACCCTGACCATCTGCGACAAGCAGTTGCGGATTACTCTGCCAAACTCTCATCGGCAGATGACTTCAAGATGGATCAGATCCTGTCCACTTACGAAGCTGTCAACGGCTCGACCATTTCACCCCTCGCCACTTCCATTCCGAAGAGTACTTCTGCTGGTTTCCCATACATCGGAAAGAAGTACGAGCATCTCATTTCCGCTCCCTGCGAGACGGCTCCCCATGGCCATGCTCTTAGCCCCCTGCTAGAGCACAGCTTGAGCGTCATGATCGCGCGTGGCGCGGCAGGTCAAAGAAGCGGAGTGGTCTTTAAGACCGCTGTGAAAGATGAGCCCCGCGACGCTGAGAAGGTGGCGTTGCGAAAAGTAAGGATCTTTACCCTAGGTCCTGTCGACTTTCTGATATATTGCAAGAAGTTCTACGGAGCGTTCATGACAATATACAATAGGAACTTTCTCACCTCCGAGACAGTGGGAGGAATCAACCCCTTCTCCCCTGACTGGGGTCGAGTCTATCAGAGACTCTCCCAGTTCCCTAATGTAATCAATGGTGATTTCAGTAAGTTTGACAAAAAGTCCTCCGTTAGCCTCATCATGGCTGCCGCCACGGTAGTCGTAAAGGTTAAAGAAGCTTCCCTAGCCTCTCGAGGACTGAGCATGAGCGAGGAGTATCGCAACACGCTGCTAAGCATTGCAAGCGACATTGCGAACCCGCTTCTGCTGCTGGACAAAGACATGTTAGAGCTTCCCGGCTCTCTGAGCTCAGGCGTGCTCATGACGTTTTTGTTCAACGACATTATCAATTCGCTGTACATCCGTATGGCGTATTACCACATTTATTCAGAGAAGTTTCCTGAACGCACTGACCATGTGCAATCCTTCTCTGATAATGTTTGTTTCTTCTCTCTTGGTGACGACAATACCTACAGCGTGAGTAACGAAGCGATTGTGTACTTCAACTTTAGCGCCATCCAGCGCTATTTCACAGGCATTGGAATCAAGTACACGAACGCCGATAAGACAGACACAGACTACGGTTGTCTCCCCATTCACGCTGCCACGATTGGCAAGCGTAAGTGGTCTTACGACACCGAGTTTCAGATGTGGATGTGTCCGATTGAGAAAGCCTCTATTCTCAAGATGATGTCGATTGGCGTCAAGAGCAAGGCCGTGTCTCTAGACGTTCAGCAATTACAATCCATTGAGTCAGCGGTCCCCGAGCTGGCTCAGTACGGGAGAGAAGAATATAACACCCGAGTGGCCGACCTCCAACAGTTGGCTCCAGATTATGTTTTTCCCTCCTATGACAGTGTTCTCATTCGCCAAAGAGACACTGGTATCACGCCGTGGATTCCTGAGCAGCCCGAGATGATCTCCCTTTATTTCGAGTTATAGCTCTCCACTGCCGTCCGAAACGACGTTTAAACTAGTCTAAGCTGTGATGACATTGCCAATCAGCCCTCAGGTCTGGATACAGGACCAAAGCCCGATAAACATACAATAACGGCTGCAGTTTACTGCTTTTCTGAGGAGAATAGGATGGGCTATTTAGCTCTTATGGTGCTAGGACGCCTAGGGGAGACGATCCCCGAATGGTCTTGCACTTTGTATGTCCCTGATAGTTAACAGCTTTGAGTTACGCGTCTATCAGGGTTTCCACGACTCTCTTCTTCTACAACTAACACGGCGCCCGCCAGCCAGAATGGCGGGAAAAGCGCGGATGAGGTATTGTCTGCGCCGAACTTTGACGTTCTTGAGACTCCAGCGACCGACGCTCAGAACGAGACTGCGGCGTTTCGAGAGATGCCCAGTGTCTATCAAGTCGACGCTAGTGCCCCTCGTG